AAATTTACAACTTTGTAAGAAAGATTTTCAAAATGACTGGGAAGCTATCTCAATGGGCTTTAGCGCACACGATTCTTTACCATCATCTTTTTCTGATTTCTTAATTAGCCACGTTGCTGCAAAAGTTGCACAAAGAACTGAAACTTCTATTTGGGCAGGTTCAACTGCTACAAGCGGACAGTTTGATGGTCTTGTAACTAAAGCACTCCTTGATGGAACTGTATCTGACGTAACAGGAACTACAGTAACTGCAGGAAACGTAATTGACGAATTAGGTAAGATTGCTGATGCTATCCCATCTACTCTTTATGGAAGTGAAGATTTAAACATCTACGTTTCTCAAAACATCGCTAGAGCGTATGTAAGAGCGTTAGGAGGATTTGCAACTGCAGGACTAGGTGGTTCAGGTACAAACGCAATGGGAACTCAATGGTTTAACAACGGTGCGTTAACCTTTGATGGTATCAAAATCTTTGTTGCTAACGGACTTGCTGCGAACAAAGCAATGGCTGCTGAAAAATCTAACCTTTATTTTGGCACAAGTTTGCTTTCAGATTTAAACGAAGTAAAAGTTATTGATATGGCTGACATTGATGGGTCTCAAAACGTAAGAGTCGTAATGAGGTTTACCGCCGGCGTTCAGATAGGAGTAGGTTCCGATATAGTGCTTTACTCATAGTAAAAAGAATTAACTAACTAAAGAGGGTGGGTGAGCCAATTTGTGCCTACCTACCCTTTTTTAATATAAAAAAATATGGCTTGTGATTTAACTCGTGGTAGAAAAGAACCCTGCAAAGACGTAGTAGGAGGTATCAAGGCGGTTTACTTTATCGATTATGGAGATATAAGTATTTCGTACGATGTAACCGATACAGACGTTATTGATGACTTAGGTGCTGTTACCGCATACAAATATGAATTAAAAGGCGGAAGTAGCTTCGAGCAGGCTATTACGTCTAGCCGTGAAAACGGTACGACTTTCTTTGACCAAACTCTAAACCTTACACTAAAGAAATTGTCTAAGGAAGATAACAAAGAATTAAAGCTATTGGCTTTCGGTAGACCTCACGTAGTAGTAGAAGATTACAATGGTAATGCTTTTATGATGGGTGCAGAACACGGAGCGGAAGTAACTGGAGGGACTATTTCTACAGGAGCAGCAATGGCAGATTTAAGTGGTTATACGTTAACCCTTAATGCACAAGAATTAAAACCAGCTAACTTCTTAGAGGGTGCAACTTCAGCTAATCCGTTTGCAGGTCTTACTTCAACTGTAACTGTTACTGAGGGTACAAATTCATAATAGGATTTTCATTTGATTGAAAGAGGGGTAGCAGAGATGTTACCCTTTTTTTGTTACATATATAACATTTTAAATTATTTTGTTATATTTCTATATTTATTTTTTTATTGTTAATAAAATGTTTACATTAGTACTATAAAGATTAAGTTCTTTGACAAAGTGTAACAATTAAAACAAGAATCAAATGGAAACATTTATTTATGATGATGGTGGTAGAGCCAAATCAGGGTTTAAAGGTAAAGCAAGGGATTGCGTAGTAAGAGCAATAGCAATAGCTACAGAAATACCTTATAAAGAAGTTTATACCCAACTAACCAAACTACAAGGAAGTACAGTTCGTAATGGAGTATTCAGAAAATATTACGATAACTATCTTAAAAGCATAGGTTGGAAATGGAAAGCAACAATGTTAGTTGGACAGGGTTGTAAAACACATTTAAAACCTGACGAACTACCAAAAGATAAAATCATAGTCCGTTTATCAAGACATCTTGCAGCAGTTGAAAATGGTATAGTAAGAGATACATTTGATTGCACAAGAGGAGGTATGCGATGTGTTTATGGTTATTACTACAAAGGGGGCAATTAAGCCCCTTTTTTTTTGCTTTATAAATAACAAATTCAAAGTTTTTTTATTGTATTAATATGATTGTATTAGAAGAAAGCGCAAGTCCGCAAACTATTAATTTGATACCTAGAAAATTTGTTAGTGGTAGTACTTATAATGTAACTATCGTAAACGAATCAACAAACTCAGAAGTGTATAATCAAGATACTACGGCAATAGCAGAGCATTTGTATTATAACACTTATACAGCTGTGTTTCCGTTAAAGCAGGATATTACATATACTTTTGAGATTAAAGAGGGTTCTGAGGTTATACATAAAGATAAAATCTTTTGTACTAATCAAGCGGACTTAACAGACTATACTATAAATAGTGGTGCATTTATTTCTAATGACACAGATAACGAATTTATTACATTCTAATGGATAACTTACACATTGTAAATTTAGCTTCATACAATAGACCTAAGATAAGCGAGGACAAGAATCGTGAATGGGTAGAGTATGGAGACAACAACGATTACTACTCTTATTTAATTGAACTTTACACTAATTCAACTACTAACCATTCTATCATAAATGGAGTTAGTAATATGATTTATGGTAAAGGTTTAGATGCTTTAGATAGTAATACAAAACCAAACGAATACGCTGCGATGCGTTCTATTGTTTCCGACTCTTGTTTGAGAAAGATAATACTAGACTTAAAACTATTAGGAGAGGGAGCATTTCAAGTATTGTATCAAAAAGGTGAAGTAAAAAAAGCTGAACATTTCCCTAGACAAACGCTAAGAGCGGAAAAAATGAACGATGATGGAGAGATAGAAGCATATTACTATCATCCCGATTGGTCAAAAGTTAAACGTAGTGATAAACCTCAACGTATAGCTGCTTTTGGTTTTGGTAATGGTAACGAACCTGAGATAAAAATAATTAAAAAATATGTTTCTGGATATGATTACTATTGTCCTGTAGATTATCAAGGTGGGTTGGCGTATGCAGAATTAGAAAGTGAAATAGCAGACTACTTAATCAATGATGTTCAAAATGGTTTTAGTGGAACTAAGGTAGTCAACTTTAATAACGGTGTTCCTGATGCAGAGAAACAATTACAAATAAAGAACGATGTAATGCGAAAACTCACAGGTGCAAGGGGTGAGAAAGTAGTAATTGCATTTAACAATAACGCTGAATCTAAAACGACAGTAGATGATATTCCATTAAACGATGCTCCACAACATTACGAGTATTTATCTAATGAGTGTTCTGCTAAATTAATTGTAGCACATAGGGTAACAAGTCCTTTGCTTTTAGGAATTAGAACAGAGAACAATGGTCTAGGCTCTAATGCAGACGAAATAAAGACCGCTGCGCTACTTTTTGACAATATAACTATAAAACCTTACCAAGAGTTAATTTGTGAGCATATAGACGATATATTAGCGGTTAACGGTATATCACTTAAACTTTACTTTAAGACTTTACAACCTTTAGCCTTTATTGAAACTGACAACGCTATCACAGACGAAGCTAGAGAAGAAGAAACAGGAGTAAAAAACGAATTAACATTATCTAAAGAAGAAAGTTTTGATGACGATGAAATGTTTGATTTACTTAGTGAGTTTGGAGAGGAAGAAGATTTAGAGAATTGGGAATTAGTAGATGAAAGGGAAGTTGACTACGACCAAGAAGAAGCGTTAGATAAAATGATTGGATTAGCTTCAACAGGAACTGCTAGACCAAATTCAGCAAGTGAACAAGATGGAGAAGTAGAAAACTTAAAATTCAAAGTACGTTATCAATATGCACCTTTAAGTACACAAGCTAATAGCAGAGAGTTTTGTAAAAAAATGGTATCTGCTAAAAAGATATATCGTAAAGAAGATATTACACAAATGAGTCAAAGAGCGGTCAATGCAGGATGGGGATTAAGTGGTGCAGCTACTTATGACATTTGGCTTTATAAAGGAGGTGGTGCTTGTCATCATTTTTGGATGCGTAAAACCTATATGGCTAAAGACGTTAAACCCGATGCAACAAACCCAAATGCAGAGATTAGTGTAAATAAAGCAAAAAAGGAGGGTTTTAAACCCGAAACTAACGACCCAAAAGTGGCTAAACGACCAGTTGATATGCCCAATAAAGGATTTGTAAATAAGTAAGAAATGGCAGACGCACTATTCATAACAAGAAAAGATTTAGTAAAGTTTAGTTCTCTAAACGGAAATGTAGATACTGACAAATTCTTACAATATATTAAGATAGCACAAGATATACATATCCAAAATTACTTAGGAACTGACCTTTATAATAAAATCCAAACGGATATAATAGCTACTACTTTAGCAGGAGACTATTTAACCCTCGTAAACGACTATATAAAGCCTATGTTGATACATTGGGCATTAGTTGAGTACTTACCCTTTGCAGCATATACAATCGCTAATAAGGGCGTTTATAAGCATAATTCAGAAAATGCCGAAAACGTATCAAAAGAGGAAATAGACTTTTTGATTGAAAAGGAGAGAACAACTGCACAATACTACACAGAGAGATTT